GCTTGGGCGCTTGTAGATGGTCTGCGATCCTCTGCTGACCTACCCATGTGATCCCGGCTCTGTTGGCATACGAGCACAGCAGCACCAAGACCTTGACCGAGAAGCCGTGAAGCTCTGTGTCTGTGGCCGCCCGCATTGGGACGACCGCAAACTTCCTCTGGTCAGGTGGTGCCACCTTCTCGACTATCTTTGGCCGCCTTTTGGGCAGCTTAAACTCGATCACTCTTGCCGGCTCTGCCATATCCTCAGCATCTCCTCTCGCAGCTCCTCTTTTGCCTGTAATCCTCGTTTTTCCCTTACGCCTTCCAGATATTCAATGCGAGTGCGCTTGCTGCGCTTCTTCTTGAGTATCCAGAGCGCCTCGTGGTAGCGCCGGTATTCCTCCGAATAAGTCCCCACCTCGCGGCCATCTGGCAGCCGGACAAGCTTGGCCTCTGGATGTACCTGGCCACAGCCAAAGCACACCAGGCGCTCATCTCTTGGTAAAACCGGAGCAGTTTTTGACTTCAAGGCTTGTCGTCTTATTGTAGAAATTGCAATGCGGCCAACCGCCTCTGGCGATCAGGTGGTCACATTCGAGGCACGTTCTGTCGTTCTCTGCCTGTGGTTCTCCACGCACGTCGCGCATTTCCAGCGGCGCCTCTTTCCGTCCTGTAACGTTTTCCATATTCCACCTTCCTTTGGTCTGGTGTGCTGGCAATGAGAGCACCACATGGTGCCGGTGATTTCGGTAATCTTCTTGGTCATGTACCGCTGCAATTCGTTAGGCATCAATTCCACCACTTCATTTTCATTTCTTCGTACTGTTTGCCCTCTAGCTCGTGCTTGATCTTGGCCAGAAGGCGCTCAACCATCAAAAGGCGTGCGTCCAGGTTATTGATCGCGTCTCCGCACTTGATCAGAATTGACTCTACTTCCTCAATCCTGCCCTCAAGATAGGTCGCGTATTCCTCCAGGTTTGGTGGCGTCATAGATCCTCGCGCATGGCCTTGATGAACCAGCCAGCAGGCACCACAGCCCGCCACGGCTCGCCATTGCGACGGAATACAACCACCGGCACCTCGTCCTTTACCTGGCCATCCTCGCCAATGTCAGCAGCCACCGTGCAAGACGCCTCAACCTGTTTGCACCACGCCTCGATGGCTAGCTTTTCCCGGCGCTTGACCTCGATACGGTATCTGCCCACCTGGATATCGTCGCCACCGTCTCTGGCCTGTCCTAGCTTGCGCTTGACCACCTGGCCCAGCTCGTTAGAGAGCAGCTCGGCAAACTCTCGCTCTCCCCTGGCGCCCTTATTCCTGCTCGTTTTTCCGGTCATTATCTTTCTCGATTGAATCCAATACGCAAATCTCCAGCTGCTTGATCCACCGGCGCTCGCGCTCCAGCTCTGCCCGCAAGTGGTCGATGGTGTCGATTGCCTCCTGGAGAAGCAAAGGCGCGGCCAGCACACTAGCAAGTGTCAGCCGGTCGCGGATGTCTATCACTTTGAGCTCAGCATGGCCGAAAGCCGGTCTGCCGTGGTCGAATACCTGGCCGCCAACATTTCCACGACCGCCTGGTCGATCAAGCTTGCACGGCTCCTGCGCTGCTCCTGGGCGGCAGAATCAAGCAGCACGCGGGTCTCAGGCCGCAGCCGGACTAAAAAAGGTTTGAGCTTCGTTTCTGTGGTCATTGCATCCCTTTCTGATATCGCTATGATATACGAGGGGGACGGATTAAATCTAGGTATTAGGGATTCCCCTAGTAAAAAAGATGCAAAACAGTTTGACAACCCAAAAAAACCTGCGTACAGTCACACCTAGCGATATCACTTCGATATCGTTCAACTACCGAAATGGAGATTGAAAATGAAAAAGAAATTTCTCAACGCATACAACGAACTAAAGAATGCTGGCGTGCCTGTCTACACTCGTGAGGACATCAAAGGTTTCGGTATCACTAGCGAGGAAGCCAATAGTTACAAGTGGGTCAACTACTGGGAGGGCTACAAGTTCTGGGGTAGCGACACCAACCCAGTGCTAGATGAGATGCTTTGCAAGCATGGTCTTTTTGCTCAGTGCGCCAACCCTGGAGAGTGGCACGTCTACGAACTGTAAATAACCACCGGGGGCTTCGGCCCCCATCAACTACTCAGAAAGAGAGATTGAAAATGAGCAAATACGCATTTATACACCGCTTGCAAATATCTTGGTCTATCAGTCGCGGCCGTGACACGTACGGCTACAACATTTGTCGCCTTGATGCTATAAAAACATGGCCGCAAGTAGGCCGCCGCTTCCGTTGCATGGGAGGTGGATACGACATGGTGGGAACAGTTTTTGGTGAATATCTGGCCGATTCTTTTCAGGATCGTCTAAAACACGTCACACCATCTCGGCTGTGGAATTGTGAAAGCAAAAAACATATTGAGATTGCCGAAAGCGTTGACGGCAAGCAATACGGACTAACCCATTACATTGACGATTCTGGGCGCTTTGTCAAAGCTGTCGTTGATGGCGCTTGCGGAATCGAAACAATGACAAGATTGGCAGAGCGCATGGGATTAGAAATACAAAAGATTTACAGCAAGCGCGGAGATCTGGACTATATCATGGTCGGACAGTTAGAGGAGGAGGTTTGTCATGCTTGAAATTCTTACACTCTTGGCCGGCCTTGCTGCCGTCGTTTTAATCATGCGCCCGTGGGATTTACTATGACCCATCTCGCATACTATCGAGTGAGCACAGACCGACAGGGTCAATCTGGCCTCGGTCTGGAGGCGCAGCAAGCAGCCGTGGCTCAATTCCTGAGCCGCCCACCTGCTAAGGAATTCGTCGAGGTGGAATCAGGACGCAATGCAGACCGCCCGCAGCTGGTCGCAGCTCTGGCCGAGGCGAAGCGCTCAGGCGCCACCCTCATAGTGGCCAAGCTTGATCGTCTAGCCCGCGACGTGAAGATGATCCTGGCCATTGTGGATTCTGGCGTCTCCGTTCGGTTCATTGACCTGCCGGACATTGACACCAGCACGGCCACAGGACGGCTTATTCTTACTGTGATGGCCTCTCTCGCAGAGTTTGAAGCCCGACGTATTAGCGAACGCACGCGGGACGCCTTGAGGGCCAAGAAAGCACGCGGAGAGCATTGGCAATCAGGCGACCCAAGCAAGGGAGCAAGAGCCGCAGCTCTGGCTAGGGTAGAGCGTAACCTAGCAGCTCACCAGGCCATCGCGGCCACGGTCGCAGAGCTCCAGCAGTACGGGTGCCGATCCTTGCGGCAGATTGCCAGAGGGTTAGAGGCCAGAGGCGTGAAAACAATTACCGGCAAGCTCACCTGGCGAGCTAGTCAGGTGGCAGCTGTGCTCGGGAGATCGTGAAATGGAGGTTGTCTGGAAGGTCTTGTTTTGGGTCGGGCTTTGGATGCTGTGGATTCTTTGGGCCATGTATACCGATCCGACTGTGGTCAAGGAGCGCAAGAAGCGCAAGCAGGAAAAGCTGGCGATGGATTTCCACAGCCGGCTAGAGAAGGGAGCGCCGAGGGATGAATGAGCACCTCGACTGCGGGGACGATCCACCTTGGCTGCCGGTTGTTTTTTGGGTTTGTTTTGTTTTTATTCTTTTAATTTTATGAGGGGGTTATATGACACAAGAGCAATGGATCTTAGACGCACTCAAGCGCAGGCGAAAGCTGACAGCTCTGGACGCGCTGAGGGGCTGTGGCTGCTTCAGATTGGCTGCGAGGATTAGCGACCTTCGCAAGCAAGGCCACAGCATTATGACCGAGAGTGTGAGCGATGGCGGGAGGGTGTACGCCCGCTACCAATTAATACAAAAAAGGAGATAAAAAAATGGTTGGAAAAGTAACGCCAGACGACATGGCGTCGGCCTCGCTTTTGCCGTCGATTCTTGGGATCAATAAGTATGCGAGCCCAAACGACGCGCTGCTGGGGTGTATTGATGCTATCGAAGGACGACCACGGCCAGACATCGGCAACGAGGCGATGGCTTGGGGGAACACACTAGAGCCGCACATTCTGAAAGAAGCAGCTCTGCGGCTTGGCCTGGATAACCTAGACCTGAGCCACGACCGGGCCTATTTCCACCAATTCTGGCGGCTTGCGTGCTCGCTAGACGGGACGGCATTAGGCAGAGGGCAGCTGATCGAGCACGACCCGGAGCACGGAATCTGTGTCCTAGGAGCCAACAGCATCACCCTAGACGGCCTGGGAGTGCTTGAGGCCAAGCTCACCGGCTCGAACGTCGAAGATCAGCCGCCACTCTGGCGCGGGCCTGTGCAGCTTCAGGCACAGATGGCGATCACCGGCAGCACATGGGGAGCTGTGGCCACCCTCTACCGGGGCGTGGAAATGCGGATCTATCTTTTTGCACCGCACGAAGTGACCCTGAAAGCCATCGAGCAAGCCGTCACAGACTTCGAGCGCCGGCTCACCGTGTATCGAGAGACAAAGACCATCGACTACTATCCACCGATGGACTCAGCCGATGCAAACCGCACCTGGCCGCTTGCGAAGGAGCAGGACGACCCTCTATGGCTACCGGGCTCTGACGAGAATCTAATTTTGGATCTGCTAAATGAAAAAGCCAAAATCAAAACAGCGGAAAACGAGATTTCGCGTCTAGAGAAGGAGATCAAAGCAAAAATGCAAGAGGCACCATGTGCGCGGGTGGGGTCTTACGAAATCCGCTGGCCCATGCGCCACTACCAGGCCAAGGCTGCGTACACGGTTCCAGCTTCTGAAGCTCGTTCCGTGCGCCAGTCTACTCTAACAATCAAGGAGAAAAAATGAAAGACCGCGATCTAAATGTGTCATATACAGGCAATGGAACCTATGGCCGAGAAAATGCTTCAGCACCGACTGGGCATCTTTTCCAAATGCCAAAGCGTGAATGGGTTGGGTTGACGGAAGATGAGGCGATAGAACTTTTGCCTGTTGGGGATTGGGAGATTGAACCCACTTTGGATTTTGCCAAAGCCATAGAAGCCAAACTAAAGGAGAAGAACACATGAGCAACATAGTCAGTCAAGGTTTTGCGCCAGCCACAATGGACGAGGCGATGAAGTTTAGCGAGATGCTCGCTAGGTCTAGCATGGTGCCGAAGGCGTACCAGGGCAAGGCAGAGGACGTGATGGTTGCCTGCCAATGGGGCCGTGAGATTGGTCTGGCCCCGATGCAGGCTTTGCAAAACATCGCAGTTATCAACGGCAAGCCATCGGTCTACGGCGACGCAGCAATGGCGCTAGTCCAGGCAAGCTCAGTCTGCGAAGGAATTGAGGAGAGCTTTGAGAATGAGGATACGATGAGCATGGTCGCTGTCTGCGTGGCGCACCGCAAGAACCGCAAGCCAGTTGTTGCCAGGTTCAGCGTTGCAGATGCGCAGCGGGCAGGGCTATGGAACAAGCAAGGCCCGTGGACGGCATACCCCAAGCGTATGCTTCAGATGCGGGCTCGCGGGTTTGCTTTGCGGGATGCGTTTCCTGACGTGCTCAAGGGTCTAATCACGGCAGAGGAAGCGCAGGATTACCCTGACCAGCCAGCCAAGGACGTTACACCTGCAAAACCAGCTAACCCTTTGGACGCATTACCTGCGCCGGTTTCTGTGCCAGAAAATTTCAACGGCACTTGGTCGCCAGAAATTGACGAGGACGACATCCCAGACACGGCGTTTGTAAACGAACCCGAAGTTATAACAGACGAGGTGTTAGATGCGCCGCAAGATGTTACGCAGGAAAAGCCAAGCGAGGAATGGTATCTGCACATACCTGGCAAGGAGGCGCAGTCTTTTGCTAGCGAAAAAGAATGGTCTGAATCCTACGACGAGCTGTGCGCGAAGGTCATGGCTGCCAAGATATCACCGGCAGACAAGCTAGCCAAGATTGACTCTTTGCGAGAGGCTAACAAGTTATCGTTTAAGAAGATGAGTATGGAGAACCGGCTAGTCCACACTCAGGGATACGCCAAACGCAAGGACGAGCTAGGACTCTGACAAGTACAGAGCACGCTCATGCTTGCGACGTTTGACAAGGCC